CAGGGCGACACGGGTCCTCAGGGCGACACGGGCCCGGCGGGTCCTCAGGGCATCCAGGGCGAGACCGGGCCCGCGGGCGCTCAGGGTCCGACCGGACCTCAGGGTCCTCAGGGCGAAACGGGCGCGGCGGGGACGACTCTGGTAACGGGTCTCACGGACCGTTACGAGGAGCTCCCGTCTCAGACGTTCTCCGACTTCGCTCACGGCGGCCTCGTCGCGGCCTCCCCGACGCGGGACATCCAGACAGCCATCGACGCGACCCCGGTCGGTCCGGCCTGTCAGGTCATCGTCGGACCCGGCTCCTACGCTGGGGCGACGGTCACCATCCCGGCGGGGCGAAACAACATCGCCATCATCGGACCCCAAACGGGCGACTTCGGCGGGACCCTCGCGAGCCTCACCTCCGGTCGAGCGCTGACGGTCGGGAATAACGTCGTCCGAGCGCGGCTAGTGAGCCTGCAAATCGAGGGCCTGACGACCATCTCGACGACGGGCGCGGGCGTGCATCGTATCGAGCGCTGTCAGCTCGAGGGCGGGCTCTCCGTCGGCGCTATCTCGTCATACGTCTATATCGTCGGATGTACGCTCGGGAACGTCACCATCGACGCGGGCTTTACGGGTCTCGTCCTCATCGACCGATGCCTTTTCAACTCGGGCTCGACCTTCACGAATGGCACGATCCCGACCCGAGTCCTCATCTCGGATAGCGCGGGCCTCGCGGCGGCTCCGACCTCGAGCGCGATTCTCAATGGGCGCTTTCAACTCGCGAGCGGCGCGACCCTCTACTATGCGGACGGAGCCCTACTCCTCAAGGCTCCGCTCTCGACCATCAACGGTCTGACCCCAGCGGCGGACCGCCTCCCCTACTACACGGGGGCGAGCTCCGCGGCTCTGGCGACGCTCACGTCATACGCGCGGACGCTCCTCGACGATGCGGACGCGGCGACGGCTCGCGGGACCCTCGGGCTAGGGACGGCGGCGACTTCGGCGGCGACGTCATTCCAAGCGGCGGACGCGACCCTGACGGCTCTCGCGGGTCTCACGACCGCGGCGGACCGGCTCCCCTACTTCACGGGCGTCGATACTGCGTCGGTCGCGACCCTGACTTCCTACGCCCGGACGTTCCTCGACGATGCGGACGCGGCGACCGCTCGAGCGACGCTCGGTCTCACGACCGGGACCAGCGCCGGGAACGTCGTCGTCCTCGACGGCTCGGCTCGACTCCCGGCGGTCGACGGCTCTCAGCTAACGGGCGTCTCGCCCTACACGGCCGATGCGTGGACCTTCCAATGGTCCGCGGCGGCTGGCTCTCCGGCGACGCTCGCTAACTACACCGGGAGCGCGAACATCTCCGCGGTTACCATCGTGGGCGCGGGCGCATTCGGCGGCGCGGCGGTGACTTACGAGACCGTTTCATGCTGGGAGTTCACTCCGACGGCGGTCAGCGAGCGTCAGGAGCTCACGGTCCAGCCCGTGACGCCCGTCGATGCGTGGGAGCTCCGGGTTCGCGTATGGCTCCCGGGAGAGGACGCGACGGGAACGCCCCAGCATGTCGGCGCGCTCGGGAAGCAAGTCGGGACGAATACGCCTCAGTTCCTCGCGGGCGCCTCGGTCACGGGCGCATGTCGTCAGAACGGGACCTCCGAGGAGGTCAAGATTGACACGGCGGACATTCGTCAGAGCTGGGTCACTCTAACCATCCGAGCGACTCCGGTATTCAGCGCGACGACCCCGAGCAACTGGGCTCAAATCGCCTATCAGCTATGGTGCGGCGAGCATCTCGTCGGCACATGGAATGGGGCGAACGTCACGGCGGGGAGCCTCGCCGCGGGCCTCATCCGGTTCGGCAAGTCGACCGGGACCGGGACGCGGGTCATGCGTATCGCGTCGCTCCAGTGGCGCAGCGGCAACAACCAGGCGCCTCCCAGCTACACGTTCCGTGGCATGGGCTTCGGCGGCGGAGGTCCAGCATGACGTCGAGGCTTTCTTTCTCCGCGCTCCTCCTCGGGGCGTGCTCGGGCGCTCATCTCCCTCCGGTCCCGGCTCCCTCGTCGGTCCCGTCGTCGAGCTCCTCGAGCGCGCATCGCCCGTGGGTATGCTCGACGCCCGTCGGCGCTCTCGAGCTCCCGCTCCCCGAGGCGCACGGTCTCCCGCTCGTCGGCGTGTCGGTCGTCGTCCAGGTCGGACCCCAGCGGGTCACGGTCGCGTGTGAGGCTCCTCGCGTCGTCGAGATTCCGAGCGAGGCTCCGACTGAGGCTCCCGCTCCGGCTCCCGAGTCGGCTCCGTGAGGGGCTCTCTCCGAGGCTACCGGACGCTCGTCGCGGGCGTCGTCGGTATCGTGGCGATTACCGTCCTCGCCATTCATGGCGAGGGCTCGACGGATGGGGCTATCGCGCAAATCGCGGGGATTATCGGCGTCCTCGCGGGTCGCTCAATGGCGGAGAGGGACTCGCATCCTCCCGCGCCTCCTCCGGCCTCTGGCGGTCCTCCCGCATGACCTCTCGACTCCTCCTCGCGATGAGCCTCATCGGATGCGGCGCGGCTCCTCGCAAGGGGGACGACGAGCCTCGACTCCGACCATCCCCAGCGGAGCGGGCGGTCGCTATCGGTCTCGTCACGCTCGGGACCGGGGTCGCTACCATCGCCTCGTCATGTCCCGACCAGACCGCGGAGGACTGTCGAGCGCTCTCCGCTCGAGCCGGGGCGGTCGTCCTCTCGGTCTCCCTCGCGGCGGCGGCTCAGGCGTGGCTCGCGGCGTCGGACGACGAGGTCGCTCAGGCGGCGGAGCTCGAGCGCTGGGAGCTCGAGCGGCTCCGGGCCCTCGAGGAACATGACCCCTAATGGATGCCCTCCAGGTCCTCGGGATAGCAGGCGGGACGCTCACAATCGCGGGCGCCGTCTGGCGGGTCGTGTCGTCGGCGGCGCATGTAGGATTTGAGGTCGAGCAATTGCGTCGGGACTTGTCTAGGCTAGAATCGAAAGTCAAAGAGCTCGAGGACACGCGGGTCTCTGGAAAGACGCTCTCCGAAAAGCTCCAGGGCCTCCGGACCGACGTCCTCCAGAGGGTCGAGCTCAAACTCCGAGGAGGCAGTGACAGCCTATGAATATCCTTGTCTACGCGGAGACAGCGGCGGGACGGGACCTACTCCGACACGCGGCGACCATCGTCACGGGCGGCGCGGGGTCGGTCACGGTCTACACTCAGGTCCTCGACGCGATGCGACAGCTCGACGAGGAACCTCCTCCGGACCTCGTCCTCGTCGCGGAGGACGTCGAGGTCGGGGAGCTCGCCCCGAGCGAGCGTGTCTTCTTCGACCATCTCCTCCTCGCGGCGCGGCGGCGCAAGATTCCCGCCGTCCTCCTCGGCTACTGGCAACAGACGGGCCAGAGCTACGGGGCTCCGGTCGTCGCGGACCTCGGGGCGGAGAATCGGGTCCAGACTCTCCAGCGGCTCGTCGCTCAGGCTCGGACCTCTCTCCTCGGGCTCGGAGTCGCGGCCTAATGCCTACGCCTAAGCGACCAAAGAGCGCGCATAAGAAGCCAGGGCGTCCGAGTCTTTGCACGGACGAGACCATCCGGCGACTCTGCGAGGAGCTCGAGCGGACGGGCGTCGTCAAGTATGCGGCCGCGCTCGCGGGCGTCTCCGTCGACGTCATCGACCTATGGCTCTCTCGCGCTCGAGAGGGTGGGCAATACGCCAAGTTCGCGAACGCTTGGACCCTCTCCCGGGAGCGCTCACGAGCGGCGCTCGTCGCTCGCATCATGGAGCACGCCGACCGGGACTGGAGGGCGTCGGCGTGGCTCCTCGAGCGTCTCGATCCGGCGACGTGGCCCCAGAAGCCGGAGGTCGTCGTGACGACTCACGTCAACCAGGGGGCGAACATCGCGCCTCTCCTCCGTCAGCTCGTCCATATGCCGAGCGAGGCGCACGGGGACGACCCGCCTCCGAGGGGGACGGCCTAGTCGATGCCTCGCATCGGCGAGCTAGCCCTCCTCCCGTGGCAACGTCGGTTTATCGGCGGCGGTCTCTCGGGGTCATGGTCGAGGGATGTCGCGGCGGTCCGCGGCGGTCTCGGGTCGGGGAAGAGCCTCGCCCTCTGCGCGCTCGCGGTCATGCTCTGCGACACGCGACCAGGCGCGCTCGTCGTCGTCGGTATGGATACCTTTCGACGGTTGCGGGACGTACATCTCCCGCACTTGCACGGGCTCCTCGCGGGGAGCGCGGTCGTCTATGCGGCCTCGGAGCAGGCTTTCGTCTGGGCTAATGGGTCGCGACTCCTCCTCGCCCACCTCGACACGCCCCAGAACAGCGGGCCCGGCTCGTCGCCTATCGAGGGCCTCAACGCTCACGGGGTCCTCATCGACGAATGTCAGGTCCTCCGCTCCGACGTCCTCGACGTGGCTCGCTCTCGAGCTCGCGTCCCGGTCCGGGATACGGAGGGCATCGAGCGGCGACCTCTCGTCGTGACCTGTGGCATCCCGGTCGAGCCAGCATGGTGGGTCGACCGGACGCGGGACATCGGCGGCGCGGCATACCTACCCCAGAGCGCGGAGAACGCGAGACACCTCGGGGACGGATGGCTCGACCGGATGCGGGAGACCCTGAGCTCGCGAGACTACGCGGCGCTCGTCGAGAATCGCCCTCTCCCTCCGGTCGGGTCCGTCTTCTACGCATGGGCTCCGGAGCGATGCGTGACCTCGGAGACCGTGGACCTCGGGTCAATGCGGACGATGCTCGCTCTCGACTTCGGTCTCCGGTTTCCCTGCGCGCTCCTCCTCGTCGAGCTCACGCGCGGTCGATGGCATGTCCTCCGAGAGTGGGCTCCGGACGATGAGACCCTCCCGGACTTCCTCGCGAGACTCGGCGCGGAGCTCGTCCCGCGTCGCCTCTGGACCGCGGGGTCTCGACATCTCCCGGTCGACTCCATCGTCGCGGACCCAGCGGGCGCGGCGCGCTCCGCTCAGACCGGAGTCGCGGACCTCGACCTCGTCGCCCTCGCTCCTCCTCGAGGGCTAGGCATCCTCCCGCGGGTCGAGCGTGACCCCGAGCGGCGCGACATCGTCAGCGGTTGCACTCGCGTAAACCTCGCCCTCGAGCGCGGCGCGCTCACGGTCGACCGGACCCTCTACGATGCGGGCCTCCGGGCTCCGGCCTCGAGGCGGACGCTCGCTCGGGCGATGACGGGTTACCGCTGGGACGAGCGGGCCCCGGGTCGACCGAGCAAAGACGGGACCCACGACCATCACGCGGACTGCCTGCGGTACGCGGTCCGGGAGGTCCTCTGGTATCTCGCGGACGCGCCTCGAGAGCGAGACGCTCGACCAGCTCCTCCGCGTCGAGCTCCATCGAGCGCGCTCGATGAACGCTAGACTTGACGCGGTCGAGGGGCGTGGTAGGGTCGAGGTCGGGGGGAGTCCTGTCCTCTTCAAGCCTTCTGAAGGGTCCAAGCACGGCGAGTCAAGCTCCGACGCGGGCGCGGCGAATGGGTCGTCTCGGCGTGTCGGAGATGCCATCCCCCCGATAACTCTTTGCATCCCCCGTCAGGACCGAGGCCCGCGGATCTCTGGCCCGACCATCGATAGACGGTCGCGTCGGACGCATCGAGCACGCTCCGGCGTGCGTTTCCTGACGGGGTGTGCGTTTACTCGCGGTCTGTGGTAGTCTCTGGCCCGTGGCTATCACGACCCGAGTCCAGAGCTACTCCGCTCCCGAAGCCGTACCCGGTCAGGGCGTCGGGACTCAGTCGCTCCCCGTCAATGACGGGGAGACGAACACGCGCCTAGTCGCGGTCGCTCCTCGCATCGCGGCCTATCGTCAGGCGATGCGGTGCGCTCCGTGTGCGGTAGGAGCTCAGGCCCTTCTCGGGCTCGCGACCTCCGCGACGTGGGATGTAGCTCCGGCTCCGGACTCTCCCGCGTCGGAGGCGGCGGCGGAGGTCATCCGGCGGACGCTCGGTCTCGGCGGCTACTCGGCTCCGGTCATCGAGTGGGATGGTCGGGTCCTGAGTCTCCCTAGCTGGGAGGCCCGTCTCCGTCAGCTCCTCGTCGGCGCGCTCTATGGGTTTAGTCTCGCGGAGATGGTCGCCTATCCCTACCAGGGGACGACCTACATCGACCTCGAGCCTCGCGACCAGTCGAGCATCCGTCGATGGGTCTATGAAGGGCGACGCCTCGTCGCGGTCGACCAGTGGCTCCGGGAGCCGGGCGGTCTGTCGAGCGTCGGCGATGTCCGCATCCCTTACGAGCGGCTCGTACATCTCGTCTGGCCCTCGCTCTCCGAGGGCGTCGAGGGCGTCGGGCTCCTTCGTCAGGTCGAGCCGCTCGCGGCTGACTATCGGCGGACCGTGAATCTCCGAAACGTCATGACCCAGAGGAACGCGGTCCCGACTCCGACCATTACCATCGACGAGGAAAAGCTCGCCCGTATCAACGGCTCGGCTCCGAGCGCGACGGAGTATGAGGCGGCTCGCGATGAGCTCCTCGAGACGCTCCGGCGATATACCTCCCATGAGGAGAGCGCGCTCGTCCTCCCATCGTGGGCGACCCTCTCTTTCGAGGGCGACGCGGGGAACGCCTACCCTATCAACGCCATCATCGGCGACATCGAGCGGGAGATTCTCCAAGCGTTCTACGTCCAGCATCTCGCGATGGGGTCCTCCTCATCGTCGGGCGCCTATGCGACGGCTCAGACTCACGCGGAACTCGCGGCGCAGATGGCGGGCGACCTCTGTCAGTGGGTCTCCGAGGGCCTCGCGGGATACCTCCGGGCTATCGTCCTCGCGAACATCGGGCCCATCCCGCTCGACGAGCTCCCGCGTCTGACATACAGCGGAATCCGCTCGAACCTCTGGGTCGAGAAGGTCTCGGACGTCGTCTCGCTCCTCTCCGCTGGGGTCATCACTCCGAGCGCGGAGGACGAGCGGGCTATCCGTCAGGCGCTCGAGCTCCCGGCTCCGACCCGCGCGGCGGAGGTCCGCTCCGAGCGGGAGCGTCTCGGTCGGACTCTGCGTCCGGCTCCTCTCTCTCCTCCATCCTTACCTATCCCCGAGGGCGTCTAATGCCTCTCCTCACTCAGGACGAGCTCACTCCTCCCGAGGCGGTCCGCGACGCGGCGCGTCTGGGCGTCGAGCTCCACGAAGCCGGGAAGAGCGGCGAGCCTAATCCGGAGACCGTTCGGCGCGCTAACTCCATCGCGGCGGGCGAGCCTCAGTCGGAGGAGTGGGCGACGGTCGAGGCTCCGGCATGGTTCGCACGACATGAGGGCGACTGGGAGGAGGGCGTCGACGACGTCCCGGGCTCCGAGTCCCCCGGCTATGTCGCGTGGCTCCTCTGGGGCGGCGACCCGGGCGAGGACTGGGTCGAGGGTCTCCAGCAGGCCTACCTCATCCGACGCGCTCGGGAGCTCGACCAGGGCGGCGACACGGGCGCTCGGGTCCAGCCGGGCGTCTCGGCGATGGCTGTCGAGCCGAGTCACGTCGGCGCGCTCATGTCGGGCGCTCCTCGACGACACATCGAGGGCGCGCTCTCGGTCGTTCACGTCGAGGGCCCTCTCTACCCGATGGATTACTACTCGGCGCGGATGGAGCTCCGACGCGCTCAGCTCCAGGGCGAGCGGACGGTCGTCCTCCACGTTGACTCCCCGGGCGGCTACGTCTCGGGAGTCCGGGAGACTCGACGCGCTATCGCTCGAGCTCGCGAGGCGGGGATTTACGTTGTCGCCTACGTCTCCGGAATGGCTGCTAGTGCGGCGCTCTGGGTCGCGGCGGCGGCGGACGAGATCGTCGCGTCTCCTCTCGCTCAGCTAGGCTCCGTCGGCGTCATCACGACCCTCTACCGCGACGCGGAGCAGGGTCAGACGGTCGAGGTCGTCTCGAGTCAGACCCCGCGAAAGCGCGCGTCCGTCGACGATGCCGACTACATCGCGGGCCTCCAGAGGCGCGTCGATGAGATGGCGGGCGTCATGCTCGCGGAGATTGCGGCGGACCGTGGGACGACCGTCGAGGCTCTCGGCGATGGGTCCGTCTACGGTGCGGCGGAGGCTGTCTCTCGAGGACTCGCGGACCGTATCGCGTCCGAGTCCGACGACTGGATGTTTCTCGGGGGCTCGATGCCTCTCGACTATGCGCGGCGTGTCCGGACCGTCACGGCCTCCGCGTCTACCTCAGACGGAGACATGGAGGCCCTCGACATGAGCGAGGAGAAGAAGGCGCTCGACGCTCAGGTCGAGGCGCTCACGAAGGAGCTGGACGCTGTGCGCGCTCAGCTCGAGGCGGCGGCGACCGCGGCGCAGAGCGCGACCGCGGAGCTCCAGAAGCGCGACGCGGAGCGCATGGTCGAGACTCACGTCTCGGCGGGGCGCATCCCCCAGGCGCGGCGCGGTGAGTGGGTCGAGCGGGCGGTTCGCCTCGGGGTCGAGGAGGTCGGGGCGATGCTCTCGGACCTCTCGCCTATCGTCGCGGTCGCGAGCCCGGTCGGTCACGGTGGCGCGGCGGCGGACGTCGAGCAGGTCAAGATGAACCCGCGGGAGGCTGAGGTCGCCCGCGCTAACGACATGCTCGCGCGATTCCGCGGGCTCAAGGGGGCGTGATATGGCAAGCGTGAATGGTCTCCAGAGCATCAAGAGCTACCGCCTCACGGGGACCGTGACGCGCGGTCGCATCGTCAAGGCGGACGGTCTGAGCGGCGGCATCGCGGCGGCGGCTCAGGCGACGGGCGCGGGTGGGTACCTCCTCGGCGTGGCTCTGACGAGCGGCGTCGCGGGCGACATCGTCGACGTCCAGCTCCTCGGCGTGTGTCCGTTCGCCATCGCGAGCGGCGCTATCGACCCCGGGAAGTTCGTCACGGCGGACGCCTCGGGCAAGCTCGTCGCGGCTGCCTCGGGCGACCGTATCATCGGCGTCGTCCTGAGCGGCTCGACCTCGACGGGCGCGACCGCTGACGGCGCGACCGCTGAGCTCAACATTCACCACTCCATCTTCCCCTGAGGTAACGCATCATGAGCGCAGCTAACTTGTCTCAGCTCGCCCCAGTCTCCCCCATCCTCTCGGGCGCGGCCATCGGCGCGGCTCAGAGCGTGGCGGGTCTGGTCTTCCCCAAGCTCCCGATTCAGCAGGTCGCCCCGACCGCTCATCGCGGGACGATCTTCGTCGAGGCCTCCTCGGGCTACATGGGCTCGCCCCAGGTCGTCGCGACGGCTCTCGGCGCTGACTACCCGCGGCGCGCTCTCGGCGCTCCGACGACCGTGCTGTACTCCTGCGAGGAGTACAAGCTCGCGAGCGACGTCATCCCGACGAAGCTCTCCCAGCGCAGCCAGTTCCCGACGGACCTGAGCGAGCGTGAGGCGGGCGCAATCGGTCGTAAGCTCGCCCTCGACATGGAGACCCGCACGGCGGACCTCTTCTTCTCGACGGCGAACTGGCCCGACGCGGCTCTCGGCGCGGTCCCGGGCGCGGGCTCTCAGTGGTCGACGACGGTCACGGCGACCCCGATGCAGGACCTCCACCTCATCAAGACCATCCTCCGCGCTCAGGCCTACGGGCGGGACGCGGACACGGTCATCATGGGTCGCGAGGTCGCGGACGCTCTGGCTATCAGCCTCGCGGCCTCGGGGATTCGCGTCGTGACGAGCGGCGCGGCTCCGGCGGCTCGTCAGGTCGCCTCCGATGCGTTCCTCATCGACATGATTCGCGCGGAGCTCGGCTTGAGCCTCATCATCGGCGGCGGTCGAAAGCAGACGAGCGCGGATGGCGTGGCTTTCGCGAGCTCCTACATCTGGGGGAAGAGCCTCTGGATGGGCTGCCTCGAGGGTGCGGACAGCGTGGCGAATGCGAGCGGCGACATCATGACCCGCGCGGTCGCGGCGCTCCTCCTCGTCGAGGACGGCCTCTCGGGTCAGGGCGTGAGCATGGATGGCATCGCCCTCCCGATCTCCGTCCGCTCCTACGAGACGGCTCCCCCCCAGGCGGTCGGGACCATCGTCGCGGCGGAGGTCTACTCCGACGAGGTCGTCTGCGACAGCAACTTGGGCTATCTCGTGACGGCGGTCGTCGCCTAATGGGAGCCCGCGTCCGACTCCTCCGTCCTCTTCCTCGTCTCGGGTTCTACAATGCTCCCGTGGAGGTCGACATGACGCGGGAGCAGTGGCTCGCGGCCTCGCGGCTGCTAGGCTCGGACGCGGTCCTCCTCGAGTATCGGGCACCTCCAGAGGTCGAGGCGGTCATCGCCTCCATCCTCGAGGCGGGCGGGCCCTCGGACGTGGCTCCGGTCGACGCCCCTCCATCTACTCCGCGGACAATTCCCCAGCGCAAGCGGGGGCGTTAATCCGTGGCGATTCCGGCGGACATCCGCGCGGCGCTCCGACGTCGTCAGGCGGACCTCGACCGCTTGGGGAATCGCATCGGCGCGGAGCTCGTCGGGCTCCGTGACTCGCTACGCGACCGACTCCTCGAGCTCGCGACGGATGCGGGCGGCGGCGACTGGCGCGCGGGGATTCTCGCTCTCCAGCTCGACCAGGTCGCGGCGGCTGTCGCGGACGAGACGGGCGAGATACAGGACCAGTGGCTCGACGGTCTCGACGCCATCGAGCGCGCGACTCCGGACTTCCTCCGGGAGGTCGGGCTCGACCCGGAGACGGTCGTCGACGTCGAGGAGCTCGCGACCATCATTGACGCGGCGCAGCGGGACGCGGTCGACGCTTTCCGGGCGATGAATCTCACGCTCTCGACGGAGCTCGTCCCGCTCATGCGGGAGGGCTACCGCCTCGAGAGCCTCACGGAGCTATCGTCCCGCCTCTCGGACCGTCTCGGGGTCTCCCTCGAGAGAGCCTCGACGGAGGCTCGGACCCAGACCGCGGTTTATGCTCGAGCGTTGGCGAACGCCTATGCGGACACGACCGACCTCCCGGTCGGCTACGCCTACGGGGGCCCGGACGACGGGCTCACGCGGCCCTTTTGCGAGGCCTGCGTCGGGCTCTGGTTTTCGCGCGACCTCGTCCGGCGGCTCGACAACAATCAGACCGGGCTCCCCCATCCGCTCGAGAGCGGGGGCGGATACAACTGTCGCCATTCGTGGCTCGCGGTCCCTCTCAGCCAGGCGAAGCGATGGGGCTATAAAGAGGCGACCGAGGCGGACGTCCGAGCGGCTAACTCCGCGGCGCGGTGACTCGCGCGGCGCGATGTGGTAGGGTGTCGCCATGACCGCGCGAAAGCTCATCACGGGACTCTCTCATCGATTCCGCTGGGCGGCTCCGGATGGCTACGTCGTCGCGGCTCCGTCTCTCGTCGTCGACTGGCCCGCGGGGTCTCAGACCTACGCGCTCACGGCGACCAGGTCTCCCGATACGGTCTCGGCTATCTCCGCGGACCGTCGGTCATTGACCGTGACATGGGGTCTCTCGGGGTCATTCGCGGCGCTGTCTGCGATAGGCTCTCCGTCTCCCGCGGTCCTCCGCGGAGAGGGCATCGTCGGCGCTCCGGTGCGGGTCGTCCGCGTCGTCTCCATCGGCGCGGGGACGGGCGTCCTCGAGCTCGCGGAGGCGCTCCCTCTCCCGGTCGACATCGTCGGGTCGAATCCGTCCCTCTACTGGTCGGAGTACTCGGCGACCATCCCGTCGGGAGACCTCCCGGCGACCCCGACGCGGGGCATCCGCTGGACCGTGGACTACACGGCCTCGGACCCTATCAGCGGGGAAGCCGTCGACTATCGTCGAGACCGAGACGTCCTCCACGTCGTCGCGATGGCATTCGGGACGGAGCTCGGGGACGCGGACCTCCTCGGCTATGTCCCGGACCTCCGGACTCGTCCGGTCGGGCAGTCGAGCTGGAGGGCCCAGCGGGAGGCGGCGCTCGACGAGCTCATCGGGCTCATCCGGACGCGCATCGCTCCGCGCGTCGAGGACGTCCTCCCGGGTCGAGCGTTCGCGAGGTCTCACGCCTACCTCGCGGCGGCGAACATCCTCGACGGGACGATGGTCGGAGGACAGGACCGGACGACCCTCGCGACCTACTACCGGGAGCGGGCGGTCGCGGAGCTCGAGGCTCAACTCGCCCTCGTCGACTGGTCCGACCTCGACCGTAACGGGGAGGTCGACCCGGGCGAACAACTCGCGGCGGTCGTCTCGCGGATGACCTCACGAATCGGCTCGACCTTCACGAATCGCGGGGTCGTCGACTTCGTGACGGACGCGGCTCCCTACCCCATCGACCGCGCTCGCGTAACGGACGAGCGCTAATGGGCGTCAAAGTCAAAATCGACCTGACGAAGTTCCCGCGCTACTTCATCGACGAGGCGGCGATGCGCGACATCGCGGAGACGCTCCGAGCGAGCATCATCCAGCGGGCATTTTTCGAGGGCCTCGACGTCAAGGATACGCGGTTCGCGGACTATTCCGAGAAGCCTCGCGTCGTCTACTACGCCTCGGAGACCGCGCGGCGCTTGAAGCCTAAGGGCGGGACCGAGTGGATAGGTCGTCGAGGACCGAAGAAGGGCGAAGCCGTCGGGCGCTACTACCCGGACGGTTATCGCCAATACAAGGCGGAGTCGCGAAAGGGTCTAACCGAGAGGTCCGTCGAGGTCGACCTCATCCTCTCGGGTCAACTCTCGCGGAGTCTGCGGGTCACGCGGACGACGACTAATCAGGCGCGCATCGAGGTGCGGGGCTCGGCGACGGCCTACGCTGCGGCGGTGAACGCAAAGCGGGAGTGGCTCGGAGTCTCTCCGCGAAACGTCGAGGACCTAAACGCGGTCCTCGCGGAGATTGTCGGCGCGGCGGCGCAGCGCTCGACGGCGGGTCAGCAGGCGTGAGCGTCGAGACCCTAGTCGAGGCGATGGGGCCTCTCCTCGCGGCGCTCGAGCCGAGTCACGCCCCAGGGCTCCGGCTCCTCGTCGTCCCGGAGGTCCGGAGCGAGGGCGAGCTCTTCGCGGAGTCCGACCGAGTCGGCTCTCGGGCGGTCTACATCGAGACGGGAGCAATCATCGATACGGGCCTCGTCCAGGGCGACGCGCTCGACGAGGTCTCGCAAGCGCTGACGGTCGTCGTCCTCTACCGGGACGCGGACCTCGGACCGCTCGCGACGTGGGCTCCGACCTCGGACGCGGCGCTCATCATGGGCGCGCTCCGTCTCCATTCTTTCTGGGCCCCTCACGTCTCCGACCTCGCGGTCCTACCGGAGACGCAAGTCGAGACGCGGGGCGACATTGACAGGGTCACGGGATACGTCCTCCGTATCCGATGCAACGTGAGGGTGAGCATATGAGCGCAGGACGTCTGGGCGGACAGAGTGTCGCCATCGCCATCGAATCGACCTACGGGAGCCCGAGCGCGACGGACCATGCGCTCGTCGACACGTCGGGCCTGACTTACAACGCAATCAAGCCGACGCGGACGAGCTCGTCGAGCGCGGCGGAGTCGGCGACCATCCCGCTCTATTCGGAGCCCTCGGTCTCGACGAGTGGCGCGGGTCAGGTCCCGGAGGTCGAGGCTCCTTACTTGTCCAGCGGCGAGCCCGCTATCCGGGAGCTCGGGGACTTCACGCTCGTCTTCAAGGGCGAGAGCGCTCAGGGTCTCAACTTCGGGTCGACCCGACTGAAGGAGCTCCTCGCGACCTCCCTCGGGACCGTGAGCAAGAACGGCGGGAGCGCTGTCACGGTAACGGCGGCGGTCTCGACGACCGTCTTCGAGGTCTCCGCGGGCGACCTCAGTCTGACGAATCCGGGCGACGTCGTCGCGTGGGTCTCATCGGCGCGGCTCACGGAGTACGGCGTCATCACGGCTATCAATGCCGGGACGAATCAGGTCACGGTCCGACCCGCTTTCTCGGCGGCTCCCCAGGTCGGCGACTCGGTCAAGCTATGCTCCGTCGTCTATCCGGAGATCGGGTCGGTCGGGGCGACGTCCCTCGCGGTCCGGTATCGCGACCGCGCTCGGGAGGTCGAGGCGACGGGCTGTCGAGCGAATCAGGTCGGCATCGCGTTCGCGGGCGATGACTCGCGGACGGCTGAAATCTCGGTCCAGCTCTCGCCCGCATACAAGACGACTCAGGCTTACGGCGGCGCGCTCGCGGCTCCGAGCAACATCGGAAACGGGACGGCGCTCAAGCGCTGGGGACAGGCTGTTTACGGCGACATCAATACGGGCGCTCGGACGGTCGCGACGCTCCGCGGCTGGGAGGCGACCATCGCCATCGGTCTCGACCCGGTCGGCTCTGCGACGACGAGCATCGTCGGGGCGGCGGATGCGGAGGTCGTCTCCGCTCAGTGTACGGTCTCGCTGACGTTCTCCGACTTCGCTCGAGCTCAGCTCCGCGACTGGCTCCGGCTCGGCTCGACCTATACATGGGTCCTCCCGCTCGAGGGCGGGGAGCTCGCGGGCGCGGCGCTCATCATCCCGTCGGCGTATGTCTCGGAGCTCCCGGGCGACACGGTCGAGGACGAGCGGTCTTACTCGACGTGTACCCTCTCGGCGGCCTCGAGCGAGTTCGTCGGGACCAGCGGGACCCCGACGGCGGCGAATGGGGCTTACTTCCTTTTGGCTTTCTGTTCCTGAGGTTCAATCGTGGCTCTCAACGTAGTCGTGTCGGCGGCCATTCCGACGCGATTCGTCCTCCTCTGCGACCCGGCGATTCAGTCGGCGAATAGCGAGGAGGCGTGTCGTGTCTATGCGGAGACTCGGGACATCGGAGCCCTCGTCGTCCCGGACAATGCGACATGGGTCGAGGCCCGGGCGCTGTCTAAGCGCTCGGTCGCTCTGCATGACCTCCGGGCGGCGCGGGAGCCCGAGGGAGACGACATCTCTCGGGGCCTCGCTCGCCTCGAGGCGATAGCGTCGGACGTCATCGAGAGCATCTCCGACTTCCCCGACCTCGTCCGCGGGGCCTCTGGCTACCCGGTCGCTCGACTCTATGACAGGCTCGAGGGCGCGGCGGTTATCTCGCTCGTCTCCGAGGTCGTCGACCATGTGGCGAGGGTGAGCACGCTGGGAAAATCCAAGCCCTCGCCCTGAGGTCTATCGCGTGGCGAGGCGCGGCCCAGAGGCACGGAGTCCGACTTCATGTCGAAGGGTGTCAGAGATGCGCGGAGCGGGACGGTCTCCCTCATGAGCCGGGCCCGCTGACGATGGCTCTCGAGAGCGAGACTCACGAGGACCTCGCGGCGTGTCCTCTATGCGAGGTCTCCGCGGCGTGGGTCGGGGTCGTCCTCGACGTGTATGAATGGACCGGGAGGGGCCAGAGCGCGGAGGATGTGGTACCATGTCCGGCGGCGGTCGTCCTCGATGGCGTCCTGACGCTCGCTCGCGAGCTCCGGGTCGTCGAGGGGTACGAGGTCACGCGCTCGAGCTCGCGGAGGTGACATGGTCTCGGACGGGAAAATCGGAGTCGACGTCGAGGTAACGGGCGCGGCGGAGTCCGAGGCCAAGCTCCGCAAGATCGGCGAGGCGGCTCGCGAGGCCGGGGAGAAGGCTGGTAAATCGGGCGGTCTCATCGGTCGGTTTGAGGCGGCGACGCGGTCGCTCGACGACGCGGTCGACAAGGTCGAGAAGCCGATGAGGACGTTCTCGGGAGCGGTCGACATCGCGTCGGTCGCTCTCGGCGCTGGTCTGGCGGGTCCGCTGGGCCAGGTCATCCAGCAACTCGTCGAGATGGGTAAAGCCCTTTTCGAGAGCGGGAAACAGGCGGGCGTCTTCGCGAAGTCGTCGGAGCAGATAACGGCGGAGCTCCGCAAAATCGGGGACGCGGCTAAGGCGTCGACCTCGGACATCGAGGCTTTTTACAGTCAGATCGGACAGACGCCCGCTCAACTCTCCGACGCGGAGCGCATCCTCTCCGACGTGGGCGCGACGCTCGCAAAGACGCTCAAAGACCGTCTCACGAAGCTCGACGAGGAGGCGCTCCAGGCGACCGCGCTCCGGCTCCTCAAGGAGCAAGAGGCGGCGGACGCAAGGCTCAAGGCTCAGAAGCTCAAGAACAGCCAGGACCGCGACGAGGTCGCTCAATCGAACGCCCTTTTCAAGCAGGCGAGGGCGGCGGAGGAAGCGGCGGCGGCGGCGCTCGCTCGATATGTCGAGCTCCTCGATCTCCGTCGGACGGCGGCGAAAGAGGCTCAGGACCAAGACGACCGGACGAGGAAGAGTCTCGGGCTTCAGACCCGAGGCGAAGAGGCAGCCGCGAAAGCCGCGGCGCTCAATGCGGAGGCGGCGCGTAAGCGCATCGAGGAGCAAGAGAAGGCGCGTCAAGCCGCGGCGGAGGCGTTCAAGCGCGCCCAAGAGCAGCGGCGTAAAGCGGAGGCAGAGGAGGAGGCGTCGGCGGAGAGGCGGCGTAAAGAGGACGAGGCTCAGCTCCTCCGACTCAGGGAGCTAGGGAAAGAGGCGGCGGCGGCTATCGCGGACATCAACGCGGCGAACGAGCGGGCGGCGCTCGCGGCGTCTCTGGCGGCGGCGGGTCAGACCATCGCGGGATACCTCCCCGGACTCCAGGCTGTCGGCGCGGCGTCGGCGTCGGGCGTCGGCATGGTCGGAGGCGTCGTCGACAGCGCGGAGGCGGCGAGGCAAGAGGAGGAGGCGGGTCGAGCTCGACGCCTCCAGGCGGCGCTCGATGGAGACGCGGCGGCGTCGCTCGCTATCCAGCTCGAGGACCAGGGACAGCGGCTCCGCGAAAACTTCTCGACCGTGACTCAGAGCGCGCTCGACCTCCAGAGCATCGGGGTCGGAGCGGTCAAGGGATTCGCGGACGCGGTCGGCGGGGCCCTCGCTCAGCTCATCATCACGGGCGGCGCTTTCGGGAAGAGCTTTAAGAAAGTCGCGGGAGAGGTCGCGGCCTCGCTCGCGTCTCAGTCGCTCAGCTATTCCGTGTTCCTCGGAGCCGCGGCGATCGCGTCGGCATTTTCGCCGGGCCTCCTCGGTCCGTGGTGGAATCCCGCGACCCTCGGCGCGGCGTCGGCGGCGATGGCGGCGGTCGGTGTGACTCTGGGTCTCACGGCTCGAGCTCTGGGCGCGGGTAAGACGGACGCCCCGAGCGCGGGCGGAGGAGGCGCGGCGGGCGGCGGCGGTGACAGGACGGCGAGTTACTCGGCTCCGGGTCAGTCGAGCCCGTCGATGAATGTGACGGTCGTCCTCGGGGTCGAGCAAGTCTCGGACGTGCTGGTCCGACAATCTCAACGCGAGTCCCGGTCCGGGTCCCTCGCCTCCTCTAGACTGGCGGTCGCCTAATGGGTTCCCTCGTCCTCGGTTCTCAGCCTGCGGCGAAGAAGTATCCAGCGCTCCTCCGCGGCGTCGATGTCGCGGAGCTCCTCGGCGAGCCCATCTTCCAGCGCGGCGGCGTCGACGTCATCGTGACCCCGGCGGCTCAGACGTTCTCCGGCGGTCGATTCCCCGACGTCCTCGGGTTCCTCCACGGCTACGGGTCGCAAATCGGGCGCTCGATGACGGAGGAGCTCCGCTCGAGCTGGGTCACGGCGGGCGGCTCCCCGGGCGATTCGTGGGAGGTCATCATCACGGACGACGACCGGGTCGCGGTCCGGGTCCCGACGGTCGACCTCGCGTCTTTCGACCTCGCGGCGAGCTCCGGGAATGCGTGGGGATTCGCGACCGGGACGACCAGCTCCTCGACGGTCGGGACCTTCCAACAGGTCACGGCTCCGGACGCATGGCGGCGCGGGAATCTGGACCTCTACGTCGCCCCGAATGCCATCACCATCACGGACGGCGTGACGGCCTGCGCGCTCTCGACGACGACGGCGCGGGTCCAAGCTATCCCGACCGCGCTCCGCGCCTCTACGGACTCGGAGGACGGGCTCGGGCCCGTGTCCTCCCTCGAGCGGTTGGATAACTTCTACTCGGATTCTCCGGACTTCCGCATCCGCTGGGGCGTCGATGCGGCGGGCAAGGTCTGGACCTCCTACCCGTCGAGCGTCTCCGCGGTGACGTGGCTCGCGACGGACGCGGGCCTCGCATTCCGGAGGCTCTTCGGGTTCACGGGGTCCGAGACGGTCTCGACGGTCCTCGGTCGCTCCATCCTCACGGCGACCTACCCGTGTCCGGCGGTCCTCGTCCTGTATCGAGGAATGAGCCGATACCAGGTGAGCACGGAGAGCATCGACGGAGCCGTGACCCTCGCGGACGGACGAGCTCGAGGACGACACATCGGCGCGTCGACGCTCCATGATGTGACCTACACACTCCGAGGCCCGACCTCCCAACTCGACCAGGAAGGACAAGCGGTCCGCGCCTTCTGGCCCTCCTCGGGACGCGGTCAACCTCTCACGCTCTGGCTCGACATCGGCGACCCTCGACGGCATCGGCATGTGGAGCAGCTATACTCCGGGGAGGTCGTCCCGGAGTTCTCGACGGCCTACACGACCCAGCATCTAAAGGGGCGCATCGTCGGGCGCGTCGCGAGCTCGAGCTCCTCGACCTCGACGTTCGGGCTCGACGGAGCTCGGGTCCGGAGCTCTGACGTCTCGGTCACGATTGCGGAGGAGCCATGAGCGCGCCTCGACTCGACGCCCCGTTCCCCTATTTCGGCGGCAAGTCTCGCGTCTCGGCTGAGGTCTGGTCGCGATTCGGCAGGGTCGATAGCTACGTCGAGCCATTCTTCGGAAGTGGCGCGGTCCTCCTCGGGCGTCCTAGTCCGTCCGGCGTCGAGACCGTCAACGACATCGACGGCATGCTCTGTAACTTCTGGCGCGCGGTCCGACACTCGCCTGACGCGGTCGCGGAGTTCGCGGACTGGCCCGTCTCTGAGGTCGACCTACACGCTCGGCATATGGTCCTAGTCGAGAAGCGCGCGGGCCTAACCGAGCGTCTTCTAGTCGACCCAGACTATTATGACGCGAGGCTCGCGGGCTGGTGGGTCTGGGGCGCGTCGTGCTGGATAGGTGATGGATGGTGTAGCGGGCAAGGTCCGTGGGTTCGCGAGGACGGACGCATGGTCAAGGGCGTCGCGGGACTGGGCGTGAATCGAACACTCCCGAATCTCGGCGACGCGGGGCGGGGCGTCAATCGACCACTCCCGAATCTCGGCGACACGGGGCGGCTCAACGACTGGATGCGCGCGCTCTCTGCTCGATTGCGTCAGGTCCGTATCGCGTGCGGCTCATGGGATAGGGTCATGGGCGACAGTGTAACCGTCCGTGGGTCAGGTCATCTCGGCGTCGCGGGCATCTTTCTGGACCCTCCATACGCGGCGGGAAATATGGATTACAGCGCGGGCGGAATGGGTCTCGGCGTGGCGGACGATGTGCGCGCATGGTGTCTCGAGCAAGGCTCACGGCGGGACATGCGGATTGCGCTATGTGGCCACGGCTCCGAGCATTCCGCGCTGGAGGCTGAGGGCTGGTCGCGTTACGAGTGGAAAACGGTGGGCGGCTACGGGACGACCGAAGAGGCCCGCGGTCGCGGCGCGTCGGAGACCATCTGGTTTTCGCCCGCATGTGTCACGTCTCAACTGAGGCTCCTCTAATGGCCCGGACCATCCCGGCGACACTGACTCCCGTCGACCCGTCGACCCTCCTCACGGGCGAGCCGCTTAAGGCGACGACGGTCGCGGCGCTCGGGGCGGCGGTCAACTGGTCTCTAGCTCACGTCGCCCGGGCTCCGGTCATCGCTCAGGCGTGGGCGGAGACCGCGGGGTCGGTCCCGTGCGCTCGGACCTCTCCGGTCCCGGCGACGGTCGCGGAGTGGACCATCCCGGAGCTCGAGGGCGGCTCGGTCGTCTCGGTCGTCGTCATCGCTCGAGTCCGGTCGGGCGTCGCGGGGTCCTCTCACTCGGTTACGGTCCAGTCGGTCAACGGCGCGGACTCTTTCACGGTCAATGCGGTCTCGGGTCTCGACGCGACGTGGAAGGCCTACACGGGGACGCTCGATGTCGCGTGGGTCCTCTCGCGGGAGACCATCCGACTCAGGCTCGCGGGCGCGGCGAACGCTATCGAGGTCGCGTCCCTCCTCGTCTACTGGCCCGCTCTCGCGTCTCTCCCAGCGGGGACGACGGCGGACGGTCGGACGGCGGTCGACGATGGCGAGCTCGTCGCGGACCGACCGCTCTCCGCTCGCGTAGGCTCCCAGATTTACGCGACCATCGACGCTCTCGGCGCGCTCCCTCGGGTTCACGTTAACGTCTCGGACCTCCGAAACGTCGAGCTCGCGAATCAGGACCGCCTCCCTCCATACGCCCATCAATGGCTGTCGCCTCGATTCATCGACTCGGCGGACCGAGCGGTCGACATCCTCGCGCGGGTCGTCGCCTCGAGCGCGGCGGCGGGCGAGGTCATCGTCCAGCACTCCGGCGGGGCGGGCGGATTCTCGTCGTCGACCATCGAGTTCGGCGCGCTCTCCGTCCGAGACGCGAAGACCGAGGAGCTCCGGCGGACAGACCGCGCGGGCGCGTACGCTCAAGACCTCTCGGTCCAGTGGCAAGCGGTCCGAGTGTGGCCCCAACCAGACCCGGCGACGTGGGATACCGTACCGACGGCGATGTCGACGGTCGACGCGGTCCACGGCCTGCTACTCTGGAGTTTCTCGTGAGCGTTCCCTACACGTCCCGGCGGCTCGTCCCTCCGTCTCCGCTCCCGACTCAGTCGGCGAGGCCCGTCCTCGGGCAGACCCTCGCGGCGCTCGCGGACGGGGTCAACACAATCGCGGGCGTCTATGCTCGGAACTGGCAAACAGTCCACGTCTCCCAAGTCGTCGAGACCGCGGCGGCGAACCTCAACGGCTACGTCCACTCGGCGAACGGGATAAACCAGAGCATCCGCGCGGCGTATCTGGTCGGGCCTCTCGATGAGGCGCTCCAGGTCGCGGTTCTCGTCTCGTCGGAGGCGGAGGGCGGGACCTCGACGCCCTCGGTCACGGTCCAGCTCGAGGACGTCGGCGGCTCCGTCGTCGACATCGGCATCAAGTGGCAGCGCTCCGACGGGTCCCTCCGCGGGAATGAGGAGGAGCGGCCTAACAGCTCGAGGCGGCTCGTCCCGACGTGGTACTACTCCGGGGACCTACGTCGACCAGGTCTAGCGGTCGCGGCGCTCCCGTCCCTCCCTCGAGCGCTCGAGACGGTCGCCTCGACCTATGACCTCCGCGAATCTGTCGCGGTCGTCAGAGCCTCGACGGTCTCCGCTCGACTTCACGCGGTCGCCATCCTCCCGGTCTGGGGTCAGACGCTATGAGCGATCCTCTCGTCGATGCTCTCCGCGGTCGCGAGCTCGCGGTCGTCCTCGTCATCTCCGGTGTCACGGACCGCTACTACTGCGGGCCCGCTCCGGACGTCGAGCCGATACCGGGGACGACTGGGCTCGACTATCGGGACGTCTGCGCTCTCATCTCCCTCGGGGCGGAGTCGGCGACCGTCGACGACATCCGCTCGAAAGTGTCTCAGGCTCCGGTGACGGTACGTCTCGCGGCGCGGGACGCTCCGGTCTCCGCGGCTACGCGGACCGCGGCGACACACTCCATCGACCCCGTGTCGACCCTCCGGCGCATCGGTCCTCGAGGCGCTACCGGGACTAAGCTCGCGGGGACGGTGCCTCACGAAGCGGGCCCGACGGACGTCGACGTCGTCGACGATGTGTCGGCGTGGACCGGGCTCGTTCACTGCGGCCTTGAGGCTATGCAGCCGACGGCGACCATCGGGACTCAGTTACAGGGATGCGCTCGAGGCGTCGCGGATACGCGCATCGCTCGCCATCTCTACCAGCCGACGCGCGGCGCGCAGCCTACGGTTACGCGAGATGTGACCTACTGGAGAGGGCGTCCGGCAATCGTCCGAGCGGCTCCGGTCGTCGACGGCGTCCGCGTCGGAGCCTATGTCGAGATATGGCGCGGCGTTCTCGACCGGGAGCCCGAGCTCTCCGGCGATGGCATGACGCTAACCGTCAAACTCGCGGCGATGTCCGCGGCGATGCGACAGCGTCTCTCCGCTGGGGCGACCTCGACTAAGCTCCTCCGCGGGTGGCATTACTTCACGCCCGGGCGCGCGTCGGACGTCCGCATCCGTCAGGTCTGGCCCGTCGGCGCGGCCTATCGCGGCGTCGTCGACGTCGTCGCGGTCGATGCTCAACTGACGTCCGACACATACGACGCCCATGTAGCGCAGTCAGACATTACGCTCCCGGCGGGTCATCCTCGGAGCGGAGCGGTCCTCCTCTCGGGGACGCGATACGAGACGACGGCTCGACTCCCAGGGCTGGAGCTCGACCTCGACCCTAACCCTCCGGTCGGGAGTTACCGCCTCAGAAATCCGGAGCTCGCGGAGGACGCGCGGCTCTCGCTCATCGACGACAGCGGGTCCCAGGTCGTCGCGTGGCCCGAGCGTCTCCTCGTCGCCATCGCGGGCGCGGACCCGACGCTCGCGGCGTACAACTTGGCGACGCATCGCCTCGACCGCTGGACCGTCGACACGACCCAGGGCGACGCGGGGCGATGGGCCTCCGTGTCGATGGCGCAGGGCGTCGGGAGCTGGGAGTTTAGAGCAGGGCTCGTCGAGGAGCCTCAGGCGGACTCCGAGCTCACGCTCCGATGGGTCCCGAGCCCGGCGGACATCTGCGTCGGTCTCGACTATCGAGGCCCGGACGATGCGGCTCACTTCATCGACCTCGAGGCCGGGTCGGTCGCGATACGGAATGAGCGCATCACGGGCGAGGCTACCCTCGGAGCGCTGACGGCTCTCCCGTGTCGAGGTCCCGCGCTCGCGTGGTACCAGAGCGCGGAGCCTTACATCCT